AATGGAGAGCACGCAATTTTAAAAATGCTCTTCAAAACATTAATACTCTTATGTCAGACTTAAAAGTCAATGGCCTTAAATGGCAGGATAATACTGAAGATTTAGGTAATGAAATAGAAAGACTTAAGTCTAATATTACCAATGCTTTAGAAGACTGTAAAACATTATATCCTAATGTAAATATAGATGTAAAAATGATACCTGTTTCTGGTTATGATGTTGCCCAGAGTAGAAGAGGTGGTTATGGTGGTAGAATATCATTCCCTAATGACAGGATAACAGAACCATTAACAGAAGCTAATGCTATAGCAGATTATATTGTTACTTTTGTGATATATATCAAAAAGCCAATAATGACTGTTCATGCTATTAATGCAAATGGTACTGTTGATATGGAAACTATCCAGGGAACTGGTGATGTATTAGTATTTAGTGGAGCTAGAATGTTAAGTATTATTAGTAGATGTTGGGGTAAAGAAGTATTACCAGATACTAATGCGACAGGAAACTATAGTCATTATTTAGATGGTGTATATCTTGACAATATGGGCATAAATAAGCATCCATATATCTCTAGTTCAAGTGATAAATATACATTTGACTTAGATCCAGAAACATGTAACAATGTAGGTAATATATGTACTGGTAATATGGCAGCTGAACTTAAAAGTACTCTTATAAATGGTCAAATAATGGCTCATATAGAGTATATATATCAATGGCTTACTAATTATTATATACCTCAAACTAATCCTTTAAATAGACTATATAAGTTTAGAAATGTTGGTAGAAATAATGAGATGGACAATCTTGCAGCTGATTATTCTGCAATGAGTGGATTAATACTACAAGATAGAGATCCATATTCCTGTACTTTAAGTGAAAAGATAGCTCGTCAAATAAGAATCTATAGCAAGAAACGAACTGAATATGAGTATAGTAGTAGATTTCAATATAGTAGTAGTAGTCCAGAGTTTATAGAAAGAAGTATAGAATATATTAATCACATAGATATGCAAGACTTACCTTGTAATGAATGTATATTTAGTGGAGAATGCAAGCAAGAGAATAATATAGTAATATTCTTACAAGATACATTATCTCCTATGGAAGAAGCATATTTAGGTATGTTTGTTGAACAGAGGGAATTTGAAGCTGCTGGAGGTAATCGTGAAGCTCGTCCTATACATTTTGTAGAAGAATTAATAAAAGAATCATTTAGGTGGGCTATTGACATTGAACATGATAAGTTATTACTTGCATATCAAATATCTAAAAAGGCTATTGAAAATAGTGCACATCATGTATATACTAACAATAAGTTCTTTGACTTTATAATACATTTAAAAGGTAAAGAGTTAAATGATCTTGAAGCATTAGTAACATTAAGTGAAGTAGAGTTACAAAATATGTCTTTATCTGCACTTGCAAGCTATAAATGCAAACTTAAGATTGAACAAGTTCAAAAACCTACTTCAGAGTTTAATAATGCTTTAGAAGATAGTTTAGAAGACTTAGATCTTGAAGACTTGACAGAGCTAGCTGTTGCTGCTGAAATAGAGTTAACAGATGAAGAAAGAACATTAAGATGGGCTAGCCAATTAGGTGGCGCATCAAATTTATAGGCTATATGCTTATAAAAAAAAGGTATCTTGAGGATACTGATTAGCCTTGGGGAGTATTGTCGGATATAATAATATTCCCCAATAAACTTTAACACACAAGGAGAACTATGTTTTACATAACAGAAAAGAACTGGAATAAGATTCTAGGTTATGCAGAAGAAGCCTATAATGAACATAAAAGTGAAATAGGTGGAATGTCTGTAATGGTAAAAGATAAAGATGATAATTGGGAACTACAAGCTCCTGTTATCCTCGAACAAGAAATAAGTAGTGGTAATACAATTTTAGATAAAGATGCATTAGCTATATATTATACTAAACAAGCAAGAAAGATGGGTAAAAAAGAATTTAGATTTTGTTGGTGGCATAGTCATCATACAATGGCAGCATTCTGGTCTAGTACAGATATAACAGCCATAAATGAGTATTCTGATGGAGATTTCTCATTTGCTTTAGTTGTTAATCTAAAAGGTGAATATAAGTTTAGAACTTCAATATGGAAGCCTTTTGCAGTACATCAAGATGTTGAGCTAGAAGTACTTAGAAATGCTAAATGTACTAAATCTATGAAAAAAGAAGTAGAAGCCTTATGTTCAACAATAACGAGGACATATACTCCTACATGGAATAATAGAAGAGGCTATCAAAGTTCTGATCAACAGCAAGAAAGACTTCCCTTTGACTATACTGCTCCAATAGCAGAAAATGTATTTACAGACTTAACAATTGAGGTAGATGAACTTAATGATAGTTTGATAGATGGGAGTATTGACTATAAAACATACTCAACAAATATATCTAACTTAAACAAAAAGTTAAAGAAAGATAAAAGTCCTTATAAAATAAAGTTAATACCTGAAAACAGAAAAGAAGAGCTGCTATATATGTTACCAACACAACTTATAAAGTATAATGATACAGGTATTAATGTATATGATGAAGATTATTTTCTTTCAGGAGTAGTATAATGAGTATTACAGCAAGACATGAAGGATTATTTGAAGGGGTAGGAGACTATACCTTTCATATGCTTGGTTGTGGAGCTATTGGCAGCTCTGCAGCCTTGCAGTTGGCTAGAATGGGAGCAGTATACTTTCATCTATATGATCGTGATAAAGTAGAAGACGTCAATATTGGAGTCTCTCAATATATTGAGCAAGACATCAATAAGGAGAAAGTTAACGCATTGAAAGAGCATTTATTAAATATAAGTTCTGAACTTATTATAGATGCTCACAGTGGAGACTTTGATGAATTTTATTTCCAAGATCATAATGACATAGTCATACTCGGGTTTGACTCGATGAAGTCGAGGTTAGAAGCGGTCACTACTATCTGCTCTAATTCCACTACACGGCCAAAATGCATCATAGACGGGAGGATGGGAGCTGAACACTATCAGCAATATATATTCAAGAAGCCTACGCTGAATGAGTATATGAAGCATTGGTATTCTGATGAACATGGGGATGAGGAGCCTTGCAACGCAAAGGCTACTAGCTACTGTTCCTATATGAGTGGTAGTTTTATTGCCAATTCCGTTCGCAAGTTCATAACCAATGCACCGTTGAATGGTAACTTTAGTTTCCATTTTCCTACTATGATGATAGAGAAATAGGTTGGCTCACCTAACACAAAGCAGCATATATATCTCGCTTGATTGATGAGATAGCCTTATATAGGGGATAGTTCTTCGAGGTTCTATCCCCTTAAAATTTACTTGTTTAAAAGTAAAGAAAGTCGTAATATTACTATTCACAAAAGGAGAGAATGCGCATGAAAACACTTATGTTCGATCTAGAACATGGTTCTCAAACTCTCGGATCTAAAGAATATATTCATAAACAGTTCGGGTTTCCTGTATTACAACCTGGAAGTTGGGATCAATTTCAGAATACTATAGGTAAACTATATAAACAAGAAACTGTCACTGAGAAGGTCAAAGTCGGAAATCTAGAAATAGATGAAGAACGTACTGTTGTAGTGCCTAGAAATGGTACTACAGTAGATGCTTTGATATTGGATACATTCTCTGAGCTATCTAAGAAGTATATGAGACAATTATCTGATAAAGATGGTAAAATGAAGTTACAAGGCTGGGGACAGCTTAAAAACAAGCTTGATGGAGCTTTAGACTTCATAAGTAAAATACCTGGTGTTGTTATTTGCAATTGCCACTCAAAAGTCCAAACAATGGATGATGGAAACAAAGTGGTGCCATATATTGATGGCAGTAGCAAAGAAGATATCAGTAAGTGGTTTGATTTTGTACTTTATACCAAGACTAATGTTAATAATGATCAAAGATCATATACTTGGATTACGTCTAGAAGTGAAAAGTACGATCATGCTAAAGATAGAACAAGTCTACTTGAACCTGAAATGAATCAAGACTATAGTGTTATTATTAAAGCTGCAAAAGAAAAAGGCTTTGATGGTGCTAAAATACTTGTTATTGGTTCACCTGGATCAGGGAAAACTTATAGTTTGCAAACACTCGTAAATGGAGGTTCTAAATGAGAACGTTAACGGTCAAAAAAGGTGGTGGTACTAACTATACAACTGGTTGGCACACACTTACCATTTCAAATGCAAAATACGGAGACTATAATGGTAGTAAATTCTTAGATGTATGGTTTGATTCATACCCTGAGAATTTTACCATGAGAGTTTACGAAAAGAAAAGTAAAGATGGAGAAGAGTTCGCTATAGGACAAGTTTTCAGATTTGCTAATGCTGGTATTACTGATGGTCTTGATGGTCCTGATGGAAATGTAGTAGTCAAGATTGATGATGATACTGGTCATCTTAAAGGTAAAGAAATCAATGTATTCTTTCATAAAGATGGTGATTATACACGTGCTTTAAAGCAATGTGCACCAACACCTTTTAAGAACATTATTGAAGAGTTTACTGAAGCTGACGTTGAATATTGGAAGTCTCGTGCAGAGAGATTCTACACTGATTATGTACAAAACAGTCCAAATGGTACTGCTACTACATATTCTGAAACTTCTGATACTCAGCCAACATCAGAAACTATACCTTTCTAACCGGAGAGAGGAGAACTGCATCCAGGGGGAGCTATTATGGTCTTCCCCTGATGCGTCCATATCTAATAAAAAACCTACACTTTAAATATTCTTAAGGAGAGAGAAATGGTCAAATGTAATAGAGGGTGTGGAGAAACTAATCTACACTGGAAAGTAGTAAATGGTAAATATAAGTTATTTTGTGATGAAAACTTACTACACATATGTAATGAAGGTAAAAAGCTTGGTGCACATATAAGAGAAGGTGCTACTATAAAAATACTTAATGAGTTAGGAATTAAAGATGTTAAAGAAATACCAACACCAGATGTCGCAGAAAGCAACGGACATAAAAAACAAACTGATTTGGTACGGGATCTTGATATTAACGATTCCAGTAAATGCTTTACGATTAATACTACTGCTAATGGTGTCGCTATTACTGGTGATGATAAGCATAATGCTATATATTTGCCGAAAATTGCCTTACCTGAACTTGTAAAAGCTTTAATGGACTTTGTATAATGCTAGGGCCATTACAAATAAAAAGAGTGTTAAAACACTGTGAAAATGTAAATGCAAAGTATGAATCTTTAGATATGGCAGGTGATGAAGGTCCAGAATATTTTGCTTTTATGAGAAATAAAGGATGGTGTGAAGCACTAAGATTAGTATTAGAAACAGACACTAAGTCTATAAGAAACACGGAGTTAGAAGATGATTAGAGAGTTCGCATTTGGCTTAGGTAGACGGCATTATTTTGAAGATTCATCTAATATAGTAAACTGGATGGAAATTCATAGTGATACCTATATGTCATTATATGAGTATGATGATGATGTTAAAGACTACTTTGCTGAAAATAAGAAACTAGCTGGTTATGATGGAAAAGTATATATACCTGAAGAGTTCATACTGGATGTCGATGGGGGCAATCCAGATGATGCTCAAAAGAAAGCAATAGCTTTAAAGTTACATTTAGATGATTTAGATGTTCCTTTTAAAGCATTCTTCAGTGGTACAGGCTTTCATTTTCATATACCAAGCTCAGCCTTTACATATAGACCACATAAGAATCTACATATGAAGGTAAAAGAAGTACTCACAAAACATGGTATATTTGAATATGCTGATCCCTCTGTAACAGATAAGTTACGATTAATACGCATCCCTAACACCAAGAATACTAAATCTGGTTATTATAAAGTAGAACTTAAAAATGGTATGCTTGAAGGGGATATTAGAGAGATAGTAGAATATTCTATGAAAACACAACCTCTCACAAACAATACATTAGAATGTCAACCAGTATTTAATGTACTTATAAGTGAAGAAGAAGTTAAACAAACTACTAATATACAAGTATCTCAAGGAAGATCGCCAGATCCTTCCTTATATCCTTGTATTAGTGGTATGATGCAATCAATACCTATGGGCAAAAGACATATGGTAGCATTAAGGCTAAGTGCTTGGTTTCGTTGGCTTTATCCAGAAGATACAGTACGCATGTTAATGGAAACATGGAGAAGACAAGTAAGTGGCCTTGATAAACCATTCTCTACTAAAGAGATGGAAAGTATAGTAACTAGTGCATATGAAGGACATAATGGCCAGGGAAACAAATATGGCTGTAGTGATCCTATTATGGATGAGTATTGTAAAAATACATGTAGACTATATAGAAATAAACGTAGCCAGACAATGATGGATGCTTCAGATATGGAAAATAACTTAATAGAGTTTTACAAGTCTGATGTAACTCCCTTAAATATAGGACACTTATACGGAGGTGACTTTCCTATATATCCAGGAGAAGTAGTAATACTTCAAGCTCCACCTAAGTCTATGAAAACTATGCTTTTACAGAACTGGATGTGTGCATTTAAAGTTCCAACATATTTCTTAGAGATGGAAATGTCTCCAAGACAAATATGGTCTAGATTTGTACAAATAGAGAATGGATGGAATGAAGAACAGTTAAGAGATCATTATAGTTCGCACCAAAAT